TTTGCTTACAATTATCAGCAACTTGATTGGCTTTATTATAATTTTCTACTACTTGACGTAATTCAGAATTTAACGCTTCTAACTTTTGCTGTGGGTCAATCGACATAAGATAAAATATACTTTTAATTTATATGATAATACTAAGCTTTTGTCTCGTTTGGATCTTGTGGATATTGTGTCATATTAGGTTTAAAAGTTTTATCGCTTTGTTCTGTGCTTCCATATAAGGTAACTAAAGCTGCGGTGTCTGCACAGTTGTCAATCTCTGTTTCTCTAGTATTACAAGCAGTTCTTATGCCATCACGATAAGTTGTTATAGCACTTGGAATAGCAGTATCTTTTTCAGCTTTTCTTACAACATACCAATCATATTTAGCCAACAAAGAACCAGCAGTAATTTTTTCTTCTGCCTTTAATATTGACTTAACACCTAAAGTTACGACCTGATTTCCATTCTCATCTTTTAATAAATTACCGTCTTTATCTTTTGCATCTACATCATCAAGTGCTTTTGCAGTTCCATCACCCCAATAAAAACGTGAGTCATACACTGGATCGTCTGCTACTTCTGTAATACCAATAGTTTCTTTTTCTGCTTTAGTTGATAGTCTAAGCCAATTAGCAGGGTAATTAATATTGTTGTGGGTAAAAGCCACATCAACTGCTAATAGTTTTCCGTCTAGTTTAAATGCCATAGTTTTATTCTAGTGTATGCCCGTTTATCTAGCACGAGCATTTTTAAATGGTGATTCCGCAAATGCTAAATAAATATAAGTTTTACCACTTTGATTTCTTAATCCACTATTAATTCTCCATTTGAAACCATTTGAAAGAAAATCACATGAATCATCTGCAGCTTCAGCATTAGGAGTATCTATCAATAAAAAATTTCGCACTAGGTTGTGAGGATCTCTTTTACTATCGTGTACCATCCAGTTATCAGCATGACTTGCTCTTTTAACCATAAGCCAAGCTGGTCTAAAACCTGTAAAAACAAATGTGCCGTCAGAACTTGAATTGCCTGTATATGACCCAAACTTGCTATACCCTGCTACTTCGCTGAAAGCATAAGTAATGTAAGTTCCATTATTCTCATTTATACAACTGCTATCTCCTATAGATAAAACTGAACTCGTAGGTTCTGTATTATTAAAAAGATCACTAGCTGCACTAGAAGCACTGGTATTATTTAATCTAAGATTATGAGTTGCTCCGATTTCTTTATGATAAACAAACCAGTCACAGCCAGAACTTCCTGTCCTTGCCTTAACTATATATGCTTTTGGTGCTACTCCTAAACCATGACCAAGAGTAAAAGCTGATCCTGTACCTGTCCATGAAATAATTGAAAATCCAGAACTTGTATTTACTTTTGTAATAGCTTGCCTAGACCCATCAAAATTACTTGATCCTAGTGTTGTTGTTGGATTAACTTGCCCTCCCATTCCAGAATGATTAGAGCAATAGTAATAAAGAGTAGGTGCATTTGCAGCAACAGTTATTGTAATACTGTTTCCATAAGTTGATACTCCAGATGTATATTCTGAA